AATACACAATACCATCTAAGAAAAATGATAATGGCATAACTTTTGGGTATTTGATATTTGGTAAAGCATCTGTGTCATCTAATAAAGATTTAGACTTAACTTTTTATATGCGATTAGCTGGCAAAGTGTTTAGAATAGCACATAATGCTGATTTATTTTCAGATAACTATGATTACTTCTTTAAAGTACCATTGCAAATACCAGCAAAAACTGACATAGAAGTAAGAGCGACATCTAGCGCAGCAGGAACTCATGTGTCTGCTGCATTTGATATTATACTTGTTGAAGATTAATAAACTTAATACAAAATTATACACTATAATAATTATATAATTATAGGAGAATCAAAATGACTGAACCCAATAAAGTTGAACAGTCAGGAGACTTCCCAGATATAAAGGAAACTTCTGGCACTGTACCATTTGCTGATCAAGTAAGTACTGTAATTTCAGAAGTTACAAGAGATGGTGAAGGTAAGTTGGTCTTCCCAGAAGGTATTTCTGAAGAAGCTAAGTACGCAGCTACTTCTGAAATACGAAGACGAGATACTGAAAGCGCATTGTCTAAAGAGAAGACTGGGCGTAAGGCAACAGAAACTGAGCGTGACACTTATTTAGACAGATTAACTGATAAAGTAACTTTAGACTTAAGTTCAGAACAAATAGAAGAATTGAACGATCTAAAGCAAACTGATCCTGATGCTTGGAAAGCTAAACTAGACGAGCATGAGGTTGAGGCAAGAAACAAATTACATGACGAACTTGATGAGATTAGCACTGATACAATAGCAGCTAATGAAGAAGATCGTCGAGAAGGAATATTAGAAACATTTTTAGCCGCTAACCCTGCGTTAGTATTAGATGATGATGCATTTGAGAACGACCTTCCTCCGAGGATTACAGGTAAGCTTGAAAGAGGTGAAGTTTCTTTCGAAGACTTTTTAGTAGAAGCAAAAGAGTTCCTTACTAAAGGGGCTAAAATCGCTGGTACTGAGAAGATTGAAAAAGAACCAGACCTGAATAAAACTGGAGGAGGTTCTACAGCTGATCCGGATGCGGTTAAAGCTGATATAGTAACCTCTTATAAAGATGAAATTTACTGAGGACTAACTTATGGCAACAGCAGTAGTTGCGCTATCGTCAGACATCAAACGCAAGAAGTGGATGCGTGAAGGTCTTGTACAGGCAGCGTCAAAATCATTTTGGAATACTTATCAGGGCAATAGCGCTGATAGTATCGTCTTTCAACAGAACAACTCTACAGCGTCTGATGGTCATACTGTAGTATTTGACTTCGATGGTAACTTGTCACAACGTGCTGTCAAAGGTAAAAATACTGCTTATGGTAAAGGCGAGCAGAAAAAGAAATTCTCTGATAAGATCACAGTTGATCGTTACCGTTTAGTAGTTGACAATGGTGATGAATTCGACGGTGTTGATATCGGCGATTTGAGTATTACTCAGCATGGTGACTCACGTACTAAATTGGGTGACTTGTTTACTCGATTTAAAGATCAAGCATTATTTGATGCTGGCCAGGGCAACCTAGGTCAAGCACCAAGTCATACTATTGATCTTGGTACTACTTTCACCTATACTGATCTGCTGGATATTGAAAATATCTTGAAGACTTCTAATGGTTTTACAACTGGTTCAGTTCGTAGACCTTTGGATCGCTTCAAAACAAGTGATAACCGACCAATTTGGTTGTTTGTCATTGATTCAGCTATGAAGAACATCTTGATGCAAGATGCTACAGCTGTCACAGGCTTCGCACCTATCATGGCTCAAGGTGATGTTCGCGGTAACAACAACAGAATGATTACTGGTATCATTGGTCGTGTTGGTCAACTGTTAATTGTTGAAGCTGAACAGTTCTTTGGTGTTACTGAAGGCGCTGTTACTAACTGGGGTCTTGAAGATTCAGATATTGAAATAGCTGGTCTACGTCAATACGCTGGTACTGATCCTACATCTGCCCCTTGGACAGGTCAAACTGGTTTTGACTATGCTCACGCTAATCTCCACTCACGTGGTTTAGTTATGGGCGCAGGTGCACTTCAGATTGCCTTTGGCAAAATGCCTGACTATAAGTACCAACCTTCACAAGATTTTGCAATCAAATCAGAATCTGCTGTTGAGTTTTGGATGCAAAGTCAGAAGATTAACCTTACTGCAGAAAACACAGACTATAGTTCAGCGAAAGTTGCTGCACTAGACTATGGTGTTGTAGCAGTTGACTTAGAGGTACAATAAGATGGCGAGAGAAAATAAAACCCGTGATCTAATATTTGCCCAGAAGAAGGGTGTATGCGTAGCGGTTATTCCGTTTGTTGAAGCAGACATTCTTGTAGACGGTGCAGTATATGTTAATATACCTAAACGTTCGCTTATTACTCGAGTGACGAGTAATATTACTACTGAATCAGGTACTGCAACTGCAACATTAGATGTATTAGCTAATGGTGTAGTACTTGTTAACGAATTACCAGTAGCTATAGCTGACGTTGCGGATGAAGCGTTAGTTGCTGCTGCTCGTTACTTGGCAACAGGTGGTGAGTTGGTAATTAAAGCTGGTGCTGTAACTCCAGCTGATGGTGCTTTGATTGGTGAACTGATAGTTGAGTATATCGAACTTGATAAGAACTCTGGCGAGTACACTGAACATCTAGCAGCTTAAATAGGGGGTGGTCGTGATGAAGGAGACTTAGGTCTCCTTTACCACAACTTATTATGGGTAGAATAGCTGATATTATAGAACGAGTACGGGATTCTTTAGGCGACCCAGATGGTGATCGGTGGGCTGACGCCAGAATTCTACGAGTGATAGATGAGTCACAAAAGAAGATCAACCGTAAGGCAAAAGCTTTACGCTCAAAAGTAGAACTTGCTATACTTATTAACCAAAATGAATATGACCTTCCAGACAATGCGTATGTTATTACACGCGTAAGAGATAAAGATCGAGAAGAAATCCCAGTCAATACGCATACTCAAATGGACTTGCTGTCTTCTAAATGGGAAACCGAAAAAGGCGAGCAAATCTATAACATAGTGTTTGATAAGATTGATCCTAAGCGTATTAAGATACACCCAATTCCAACAGCTGATGATGTCAGTGAGACTTTCTTAATTAACCCTTATGGCGTTACGATAGATAGTGACACTGATATTATGGCTAATGACTTAGGCGTGATAGCTGAAATATCTACTGATGCGCTTAATACAGCATCATGGAATCAGATATACGGTGTTATAGCTGATATGTCGGCTATAACTACTAGTTTGCTTATTTACTACATAAGAGTACCAGAAACAATTAATGCTATAGATATTGGCACTTCTGTATTAGAAGTGCACAATGTATTTGACGCAGCTATACAGCACTATACGGTAGCTAGATTGCTTATGGATGACAAAGAGACACGCAATGAAGCAGCAAGCGCTAAAGAAATGATACTTTATGGTGAAGAACTTAAACTAGCTATGTCAGACGCTAGTACAAATTATACTAAAACTGCGGAGCACCGCTCAACCTACAGAGGTTTTCAGTAATGGTAGATAGAGTTATAACAAAAGCATTAGGTGGGGTAGAAGATTTATTATTCGGTGAAGGCACTGATGCTCAAACTAGGAACGGTAGTTTATATAACATTAGTCGTATAGACAAAATTCATCCTATAGCTAATTTTACTGCTTTAAGAACATTAGTTACTACTAATGTTAATCTTCAGTTTACTAAAATATTACTACTAGGACATACTACTGATGCTGATGGTGGTGAGGGCCAATTTTATTGGGATTCTGCTTCTACTGAAACAGATAATGATGGCACTATTATTAAAGCTTCAGATGCTACTACTGGTAGATGGAAACGGTTATACTATGGGGAAATAAACGCTGGCTGGTTTGGTATTAGCAGCGGTGGTGACGTTACTGCTAAACTTGAAGCAGCTTTTGCTCTTATTACTAATAATACTACACTAGTTATACCCCCAGGTAGCTATAGTGTTAACACAACTTCTGCCCCTATTGGGTTTGCATCAACTAATGTGACTATATATGCGCATGGGGTAGTATTTACTCAAACTGGCACAGCTGCGATCATGTTTGATTTAAACACTAGCGCAGTAATATTAGAGACTAGTATTACTAATAATGTACGTTGGTTTGGTGGTTGGTTTACTAATAATACTTCTGGTAATGGTGGTAATACTAATATAGGTATTAGAGCACGCGGTATTACTCGTGGTTGTATAGCTCATGCTTATGGTACAGAACATGGTGAAGCATTTATAGAGCAAGAAGTACGTGATGCCTTTTATCTTTATGATGTGCATGGGTTTAATAATGATAAACATATATGGTTTGCAGCTTACCAAACTGTGACAGCAGGAAATCCACAAGGTCTTACTATTCGTGACTGCGGTTTCTCAATACATTATACAGCAGGTATAGCAGTAGATTCTGCTATTAGTGATCTTAATATCTATGACTGTTACTTTATAGGAAAAGACTCTATTGTTATTGAGTCTGGCTCAGATGCAAGTCATGGGTCATTTAATAATCAAAATATTAACATACTTAATAACAGTTTTGAACAAGGTACAACTGGTGATTATTACATACGAGTCCCTAATACAAATTCTAAGACACTTTATAGTTTAAAACTTATAGGTAATAACTTTCAAGAGCTTGCTACTAAATGTATTCAATTAGTGTCTGCTGATTCAGTAAGTATTGATGCTAATCGCTTTGTATCTAATGAAGAAGGGTTTGTTGACTTAGGAGCTAACTGTAAAGACATTAATTTTGGCTCTAACGAATTCTTTAGTTATACATCATTTACCCAAGGACTCGCATTCGCATGTGCTCGTAAAGAGATTACATTTAACGAGTCTCCTAGATTCGATGATGTAATTCAATTATCTGGCTGGAACTTTGGTGGGATATCAACTGGCACGGGCACTTTAGATATGAGCGCATTAGCGGGAGCTAGATGGACTGGTGAAAGAACGACTAAATTCTGTCCACCTAAAGCATGGCTTTTAAGAGTAAGAGTCGAAGATAGTGGTATAGGTTCTCAGTTAGGGATTGAATTTGCTAAAGATGTAGGAGAGACAGCTGGTCATAGAGCTAAAGCTTTATTAGACAATGTAACTGCTAATAATGAAAGGACTTATGAGTTTTGGGTTAACGCTGATGACGCGGGGGATTTATATTATACTGCTACTGCATCAGGAGCAAATACGTTAAAAGTTCAAATTATGCTAGTTGGTTGGGCAAGATAAATGAAGTTACAAGTCTTTGATGGTGGATTAAGCACTAGATTAAAACCTCATTTAATAGGAATAAATGAAGCAGAGCAATATACTAATATTGATGGCTTTGATGGTACTTTAAAACCAGTTAAAAAGAAGTCAACTAGTAAGTTATCGTTAAGCCAATATGCTTATTACTTCGAAGGCAGTAATGAATGGGTAAGTTCTGCTAGCAATAGAGATTATGTAGAGTACAGAAGTAGATTATACTATACTGAAGATAGTGCAGTGCCTAAAAAGTATGACGGCACAAATACTTATAACTTAGGCATAACCGCTCCAGTAGCGTTTGAACCAACGTCTAAACTTGATGGACCAGCAAATAGAGAGACTAAAGCGACTAAAGATTTTACAACTGGGGATTTACTAAATGACGAGACATATAGTTATTTAGCAGTAAATAGAAGTAAAACAACAGGTTTAGCATCAGAACCGTATAGTTTTAGCTATACTACACCAGTTGGTACAAGTGATAAAGCTACTAGAATAGAAGCTATACCTCAATTTACTTCAATTCTTAGAGTTGGTTCTACTACTGGTACTGGTACTATGGTGCCTACTATTGTATACGAGTATAAAGTATACCATAAAGCTAAAGATGGTACTATGTCAGGGTTTGTTTATTTTGCTATAGCCCCTGGTGGTACTAATGATGCTATAAATATAAACACTATAGTACAATTAGACAATGAAGCGCATATATTTAGAGATTATAGTGGTACTTATAGAAGAATAACAAGTGAAGACGGCTTATTACACCAAGCTAATACAGCAGTAGATGATGAAATAGAGGACATTTCTGCTAATGAAAGTTTAATTGATTTTATAAATACGTCGCCTGTATCTGTAGAGCTATATAGGTATTATAATGGTGAACCAAGACTAGTAAACATAATGGGGTTTACTTCAGAAGCAGACGTATTTGCTTTAGATGATACTTTAGACCTAAGCTCAGCAGCTTTGTTTAACCTATTAGACGAAGCTAATGTAGATGGCGTAGTTACTTATGTGTTAACATATTATAACTCTACTGATGGTTCTGAGTCTGCTCCATCACCAGTATCAGCTGAGTGTACAATCAGCTATGGTGTTGTATACTTTGCAGGAACTATACCAGTGTCTAGTGATCCTCAAGTGGATAAGAAAAGACTGTACAGAACAGGTGGTGGTTTATCAGCATTTGCTTTAGTTGCTGAAATGGATAACGCAGATACTAGTTTTACAGACGATATTAGTAATATAGCAATGGTTGGTACTTTACTACCTACTACAGGGCACGCCCCAGCTTTATCAGGGCTTAAGTATTTAACAGAATCTTTTAGCGTATTGTTTGCTGCTTTAGGTACTAAAGTGTACTACACGCCAGTAGGCATACCAGACGCTTGGCCTGCTGATTACTTTTTAGACTTTGATATTGATGTTACTGGTATAAGTGTTATAACTAATGGTTTAGTAATATTCACAAGAACTGAAGCATACATAGTGTCAGGTACTAACCATGAGACATTTACTAAGTTTCCTCATACTGGTGATCAAGGTTGTATTGAGCATAAAACTATAGTTAAGTTTAAAAATACAATACTATGGATGTCTGATGAAGGTATGTGTACTATATCAGGTGGGTTAACTAAAGTAGTATCAAAGAACAAACTTGGTAAGCAAAGATTAGCTGTAGTATCAGGCGCGTTATTTGATGAAGTGTATTACGTACAAAAGACTGATGGTAGCATACTAGCTTTAGACTTAAGATTAGCAGCTATCTTTAAAAGTTATAATTTAGACACAACTGATTTGAGGGTTGGTAATGATACACTTTACGGATACGATACTAATGGGTATTACGAGTTATTTGTTGATTCAGCAGATGAAGCGTTAACTTATTTATCACCTAACTTTTTAGAGGGCTCATATACTGAGCGTAAAGACTATAAAGACTTTTATATCAACTCAGAAGGTGATTTAGTAATTACTATATTCATTGATGGAGTTCTTATATTCACTAAGACTTTATCTACTAAAGATGTTCATAACTTAAAGATACCTGCTAATAAAGATTCTGGGTATTCATTACAGTTAGGTATAACTGGTACTGGCACAGTTAATGAAATTGAGTATAAAGCTGAGGGTCGTAAAATTGGCAAATAACTCTTTTATAGCTGTACCACAAGATGTATCTGATCCTATAGAGCTCAAACGGTTCTTAGACAGATTAGTAGTTAATTTAGACACAGCGTTTGGGCATAGAGGTGATGATGGGTTTGTTAAAGAATCAGCTGAGACTACAACTAACCCAGTACAAACAGCTATAACTTCATTAGCTCAAACATTAGTTACTAGAGGTGCAGGTTATGTTCAATCAGAAGCTGAATCGGTAGCTTCTAATGTGCAATCAGTATCTAGTAAAGTAGACGAAATAATCGCTGCGCTTAAAGCAGCCAATATAACGGGGTAAGACTATGGCTTGGTGGATGCTAGCAGCTGCAGCAGTAAGCGCAGTAAGTGCAAAGAGAGAAGGCAGTAAAGCTCGTAGAGCCCAAGGTAGCGCGCTTGGCTTTGAACAACAACGCTATGAAGATTATAAAGCTATATATGGCGATATTGAGAAAGACTTGGGCGAGTTCTATAAAGGTCTTACTGAAGAGAACGTAGCAGCTTTAGGTTTGCAAGCGCATGAGCAAGAGATAGACAGAGTAGAGACACAAGTCAAGCAAACATTAGCTCAACGTAATATTGAAGGCGCTGGTTTAGAAGCAGGACTTGAGCAGCGGTTAGAAATAGCTAGAGCTGAAGGTAGAGCTAAGATAAGAACAGAAGCACCATTTAAAGTAGCTGAAGCTAAGACAGCATTTGTTAGAGGTAAAGCTGATGTAGGGCAACAGTTTGGTCAGACACTTAGACAAAATGCTCAGTTTAGACAAGGTAGAGCAGATACAGCGATGGGCGCGTTTGGTAAAATACTTGGAGCAGGCGCAAGACAATACGCGCTTAATCAACAACCAAACGTACCTACAGCAGCAAGCGGCACTACCACAGGTGTAAGCACAGCAGGGTCTGCTTCTATACAACCAGTACAAGAAACTAATCCATTCGCGGCTTAGGAGAATATAATGCCAGCATCAGATTTTTTAGGCGCAGTAGCATCAGGTATAGAAGGTTACGCCGGAGGGGTAACTGACAGAGAAACTGTACGCCTTAAAAAGGCTCAAGCAGAAGACCAAATGGCTGACATAAAGACTAAGCAGGAACTCGGTGTAACTAGAGAGCAGTACGAGACTTTAGTAGCAGAACAAGATAGAATGCAAAAGACTCTTGCACGTAGAGATACATTTGACTCTTTTAGGGCTTATCAAGCAGATAGTGACGTACGCCACTTAAATGATTCTATGCGCAGAGACCCCACTTTAAAGAACTTAGCTTCTGACGTAGCTAACTTTTCTAAGCTTGATTTAGTTAATGATACTCAATTAATGAAGGACGCAGGTTTAGACCCTGCTATATTTGAAGATGAGAATGCTCAGCACCGTTATATCAAAATGGTAAAGACTGATGGGTCTTCTGAAATACTAGACATGACTGCAGCAATGGTAGGCACTGGTTATGCAGCATCTCTTGATAAAGCCGCATTAGCTGACTTGCTAACTAAGTCACAAATAGCTAAGAACTTAAAAACTGGCGAAGGCAAAGACCCAGTGATGGTCAAAAAGGCACAAGCTATAGCTGATGCTAAGAATAAGCTAAACCCTGGCAGTGCTACAATGGAAGAGGAGCTTATAAAACTCGGCGAAAAAGAAGTAGCTGGTACTACTCCTGGTAAGCATACTTTAGCTAGAGAAGACACTAAAGAACTTGAAGACATGTTTGGTGGTAGAGAAGGGTTCTTCAAGACTAACTTTAACGTACCTGCTAACAGAGATAAGGCTTACCCATTTATAGCTGAGATTGAAGATTTAGAAGGCGTAAAATTCTCTACTAAAGAGAAGAATGACATTAACCAGATTAACCAGCTTATAGCTTTAGGCGATCCTAGTAAAGAGCTAACAGAAGCTCAGACTGGTATTATAGATAATACATTCTTTAATGTTAAGAAGTACTTTACAGATGAGAATATAGACATAGGGGCTACATCATCTTATGCTGCTTTTAGAAACACAGTAAGGCATGCACTATTTGGTTCAGCATTAACAGAGCATGAGATAAAGAGTTTTAATGAAGCTTTTGGTACACTTAAGCAAAAACTTGGTCCAGTACTAGGGCAGTTCAAAACTGGCTTAGCTCAAGTAAAAGCTAAACTTGAAAGCATAGCAAGATTCAAGAATCCACACTCTGCTAAGTTCAGACTTGGTGTTAGCCAAGCTAAGCTAGATGAGATAATTGGTAGAATAGATGAGCGTATAAGGTTCTTAGAAACTGGGCAAGAAGAGAAGGCTAAAGCACCAGTAGCTCCTATAGTTGACCCTAAGACTAAAGAAATTATGGATAGACTACTTAAAGGTCCTACTAAATGAAAACTGACATAGAGACACTTAAAGACTCGTTTAAGATCGGTTATGACGCCTATGAGATGTCTATTGAGGAAGCTAATACTGTTGAGAATATGTACCATAACAGACAGTATACAGATGATCAATTAGCTATTCTTTCTAATCGTGGGCAACCTGCTGAAACCTTTAATGTTATAAAATTGTTTGCTAGAATGCTTGTAGGCTACTATTCTACTGTGCTTAACAGCATACAAGCATTACCTAAGAAAGAAAGCAGTATAACTAATGCTGGTTTGCTTAATGATGTCATAGAGTACATCACAAGGTCCAATGCCTTTAACACTGAGGGCGACAAGCTTAAACTTAGCGCCATGCTATCTGGTCTTATGGTTAGCTATGTTAATGTAGTTGACACTGGTGACAAAGACAGGTTTGGTAGACCTATAATGAAGGTTGAAACTTATCACATACCTCGTAGTGAAGTAGTACTTGACCCTATGAGTCGCGCTGATGACTATTCAGACGCTAGATGGCTGCACCGTTTTAAGTGGATTACAGAAGAACAGATAGTTAATCTATATGGTAAAGACGCTGTAGATAAACTTGACGAGTACTTTAACCACTTAGACATAGATGAAGCTGAGTTTGAGTATACTTATAATGGCCAGTTCACAGGGCTGTACAAAATATTTAACAACTACTTAGTTGTGCAAACTGTTGTAGTTGATGATGACGGTAGACGTTGGTCTATTCATTGGTCTGGCGAGGTAGAACTATTTCGTAAAGAGATTACTGCTAGAGAAGTTAAGTTCCCTTACAGAGTACATAAACTGCATACTTCTGATAAGACTGAATTCTACGGTATATTCAGAGAAGTAATAGAGACACAGAAAGCTATTAACCAAGCGCTCATTAAGATACAGTTAATGGTTAACACGCATAAAGTATTAGTTGAGAAAACTGCTGTAGAAGACATAGACTTATTCACAGATGCTTACAATAGAGTTAACGCGGTTATAGAAGTAACTGAACTGGCAGGTATTAAGATAGAACAAATGTCTAGGGAGGTGCTAGATCAATATACTATTATTGATAAGGGCTTTGATCGTATTCAGCGTATACTTAGTATTAATGACAGTTTCCTTGGTATGGCTTTTGCTTCTGATAGTGGTCGAAAAGTTAAGCTTCAGCAAAATGCCACGATAACTGCATTACGGTACTTAACTGTACGTATTGAAGAATTCTACCGCTTGCTTGGTACTGATATAGCTAATTTGATTAAGCAGTACTATACAGCAGAGCAGTCATTGCGTATAACTGATGAGACTACTGGCAGTCGTTGGGTTCAGATTAATCAGCCAGTGCAAGTGCCTACTGGTGGTACTAACCCAGATGGTACTCCACAGACTGAATTAGCTTTTGAGGAAGTAATAGACCCTGATACTGGTCGTCCTATGATTGACGATGATGGGTTTAAGATCATTGCTCCTATACCAGAAGAAGAAACTGAAATAGCTTTTGCTGATGTAGACATTGAAATAGTAACAACTGCTTACAATGATGAAGATGAGAAGAATCAGTTAATGATGGAGACTATACTATCAGGTAATATAGGTAGTATACTATCTCAGATTAACCCAGCAGGATTCTTTCAAGCAGCGTCACTATCAGTTAGAACTATGAAGACTAAGCATAGCCCTGATATAGCTAAGATATTAGCTGATACAGCTGCAGCGTTAGGTGGTGATCAAGCTAAGCAAGAGGAAGCTAAACTAATAGCACAAGGCAATAATGGAGACGCAGGTAAAACAGGATCGCTTAGCGGTCAACTTAAACTACCACAGAACACAAATGAAGGAGTTGGATAATGCCACGTAAGAAAATAGTACAATCAGGGCTTAAAAATATGCAGAGGCAAAAAGCGTACGGGGCTGCACTCACTGAAGCAGAGTCTAAGGCTGCTAAGAAGAACCTACAGCGTAAGAAAACATTTGGCTCTACACTCACTAAAGCAGAAATTGCTGCTTATAAACGTGCTCGTATGAAACGATCAGTAGGCGCAGCAATGACAGCTAGAGAGAAAGCTTTACTTAAGAAAATGGGGAGTAAATAATGCCAATAGGTAAACTACTAGCAGCAGGGGCTAAAAAGATACAAGCTATTAA